CCATATACTTCTGCTGATTTTTTATTACATATCTGCCGCTGTAACTCATTTCAGCCCCATTATTGCATCTTTACATTTTTGCCATTTATCTATAGCAGTTGATGCTCCATATTCCATAAAAAAAGGGAATATATTTTTTAGATTTATGGGTTGTATCATCACCCGTTCATATTCATCAACAATGGATAACTGTATGCTCACAGGAATAAATTCAAAATCAATGAGTACCCGATTACGTTTATAGTTTTGCATCAGCAAAGAATCGCTGGTATTAGCAAGGTCTGCATGAGTATTTAATAACTGCTCGGCTTTCTTGATCCCGATGCCCCGTTTAATCTGCGGTATGCCATCATTCACGTCCCCAAGGATTATTTTGATCTCCAAATCCCGCTGCGGATTTATACTGGACACCTCGCGCCGGGTAATAGGGCTATAATGAACCACGTTCGGGTATTTTTTTAATTGATTAAAGTCCTTGTCGGCTGATATAATGGTCGTGGATTGACCATCTTTATTATGCTTTGCCAGCACTGCGATGACATCATCAGCTTCGCAGCTATCAACTTTCATACAATAAAAATTTGAGAAGGTAGCAGTAAACCGCTGCATAAAGGTGTAATAAAATGCATCGAGGCTGTCAAAGTCGATAATGGCATCCTTCTTGAACTGTTTGCGATTTGCTTTATACTCCGGGTATTCCCCGGTTCTCCAGTAGATCAAATCATCCATAGCGAGAACGCACCGGTCAGCTTTAAACTGAACTACAAAGTCCAGTATATCATTGATGGTTCGCTCGACCCAATCACGCCAGACCCGGTTATCATACGGATCGGCTTTCACCGCAGCGAATGCATTCTTCCGGGCCAGATTTGACATGTCGATTAAAAGAAGTTTCATAAATGTTATTTTTCACCATGTAAAATGCAGTTTGGGTCAATAGCACCCCCATATTGATCGGCAGTACATGTGCATGCATGCTCGGTAACTTTTTTATATGTAATTGTTATTGATTTTTCATCATCACTTTTAACATCAATAATAAAAGCACCTTTAAGTGCAATTGATAAATCGTCAATAAATTCTTTTGTTGCAGTAGTCATTAATTTTGCAGTTAATTCCATTTTATTTCTCCTTTTTGATAAACTCCCGTGTCAGAATATTTTCATCTGATGTCTTTGTTACCCGGTTAAAAATCCAGTTCATATCTTCCGACATATCCCGCAGGGAAAGTAACCCACGCCGGAGTTTCAATTCAGTCTGCAACAATTTCATGATATAAAATGCATCGATGATGTCAGATGTCGGAGATTTTCCTTTTGATGTTTCTACTACCGGGAGTTTGCTGATGTCTATGCGCTCTTCTACGGGAATTTTCATAAAGGCATCGTACATGGCGAGCTTGTCAGCATTACCCCGACCAGTAGCCATCTTTTTTATTAACGTGATGTCATACCAACGTAAAGCTACCTGTGCTTCATAAAGACTCATCTTTATCATTTCCGTGAACCCACCGATATGAAAAATGCGACCACTTGCCCCTGCATACGGGTAGTCTTCTACTGCGGCATAAGCAACAGTTCCTTGCCCATTATCGTACAGGTATCGATTTATTCGTTGTCGCAGCCATATACTGCGTTCAAAATAGTTTGGAAATTTTTTATAAAATTCCAGTCTATCCGGGCATTTTTTAAAATCCTTTGCTACCGTGGTAAATGCGAGCGATGTCATATACTCAATATCGAGAGTTTTATTATTGAGCACTGCCCGGACAACACTCGGCGATGTGAGAGATATATCAAGTCCGGCGATAATCATTTTTTTCCCTCAACCCATTCGATGATAAGGGTTACTTTTTTTGTGGATGCAAACAGGGAGTAAATATTCACATCGGGTTTATCCTTTATGAAAGAATTTACTTTTTCAATGTCGGCATCACTTCCGTTGAATGACATGACCATTGTTTTTTTGTTCTTTGTCATACAGACTCCTTGCTATTAGTTTAAGGTTGTAATGTCAGACGTTTTCTTGCTGCCGACCGTTCACGCCAGTTAAGTTTATTCCATACCATTTTCTTGAATCGTCGCAGGTCTATTTTTTCGTTCCGGGTAATGTAGGTCGGAAGCGCACTATTGGGAATCAGATCATTAAGATTCTTTGCCACTTTTGCTCTCATAAAATCTCCTCTCTGTTATTTTTGTGGTAACTACAAAATGTGTTCTGTCGATGCTGTTATTAGTAAAGAAAGGTTTTAATTTTTCAAATGTTATAGGAATTTGTATTTTCATTTTTATAATAAGAGCATTTATATCATCTTTTTCCGTACTGTGATAACATGGCATATTGAACATCTTTAAAAATTTTTTCCACATGAACACGTATTCATGCATATTCAGCAATTCCAAACTTTTTGTTAATCCGGCCTCATCTTTATCGAGCAAATAATAACGATGAGGAAATTTATTTATTCGTTCGTCTGGAACTTTTAATCCAGTACAACCAATCGCATTTTCAATGAATATACTATCAATCGCCCCTTCAAGAATAATCACTGGTTTTTCTGGGTCTACATTATAGTAATTGTAAATATTGTCTGTATTATCAATCCGACTTAAATATTTTGGTTCCTGCCCGCGCAATGATCGACATTGATATGAATAGATTTTCCCTTCTTTATCATAGTAGGGAATAACTAATCGATCTCTGTAAATGCCATCAACGGCCACAAACCATTTTTTCCATATATCGAGCGGAATAAGTCGTCGAGCACATTCCTTTCGAGCTATCTGAAAAATTTCATCATTGGAAGAAAATATCGGTTTAAAGTATCGAGCGTCTTTGTATTCATTATATTCAGCTCCCGAAAGCTCTTTTTTTACAGGAAGTGGTTTTGATTGAGTTACCCCTTTTATTCCAATATCTATTTTGAAAACTTCCCGACGATAATCCTGATAATAACTGTTAAAATAGAGTTTCATCCAGTATTCGGCTGGAATGGACTCAAAGCAATTATGACAGTAAAACATCCACGGAGTTCTATTAGTCAGAATCCATGCACGTTTTTTACTTTTTGTCTTTTTAGAGTCGCCGCAGACATTACATCGGAAATTCCAATGCCCGCTACGACTACCCCGCTTTGATTCTGGAAAAAATCCTCCCATAATCAGGCCGATGTACCGTTCAAGTACACCGGCCTTGAAGAACGCTTCTTTCACTTTTTCTGGTCTTTCTTGATGCTGCTCCAGAATTCATCTTCTGACTGCCCCTCAACGGCATCAAAATCCATTGAGGCTTCCATCGGTGCCGACTGCGGAGTGGCATACGGTGGCGGTTGAACAGCAGGAGCCGCCATTTGTGGGGCTGGCTGGGCCACAGGAGCCGCTTCTGCCTGTACTGCCGGGGCGGGTACTGCTGGCTGTTGCACCGGGTTCGGGCCGGGTACTGAAACTGCCGGAACTATCGGGGCCGCTGCCGGAGCGGGTATCGTTGCTGCTGGCACTGCGGGTGCCTGCGCAGGGCCGACAACGCCTGCCGCCTTATTGAAGATTTCGAGGAGTTTTGAATACGGTTTGAACCGGGTAGGTTCCGTGAATTCCTTGAGGCTGTAAAGCTGCTTATCAATGGCTTCCATCAAGGTCTCATCGCCATTCGGATGATTTGGGCCGGTGCCCAAAGCCGAGGGCGTGTCAAACTCGGACGAAGAGTAATCCGGGTATGGTTTTCCGTTCTTTGCCAGCACTTTTTTGGCATTGATACGGAAATCGCACCCCTGATAATAGTCAAAGATATTCACCGGTTTTTTGCCGGTGGAAATCTGCTTATCATCCGGGAAGCATTTTTCGTTGACCTTATCCATGATCTTCTTCCCATAACGGTAAAGATAAACTTTTCCGTTATTGGCCGGAGTCTGCGGGTCGGAAATGACCAGAATGTTTGAAATGGCCGATTTGTTACGTGACCGCATACGAGCAGTGTCCTCGTCAGTATTCCAGATTTCCCGGTTTTTTTCGCAGATCGGGCATTGCTGACCAAGAGTTGTCGGG